CCTTGTGTAACATTAACTTCATCATTGAACATAACACATGAATAAGTATTTTCACCAATTTGTACATTGTATCTATCACACAAATTATAATAAGTTATACCTGTACTAGAAAAGTCATTTATATAGTATTCCAAACCGTTTAATTGATTGTAAATATCTGGCATATATGTATCTCGATTATTATCATTCATTATCAAGTTATCACTTATTTTAATTTCACAAGGATTTTCAGGCAATACACTAGGATAATAAATGTTATCAGCACCAGCGCTTCTACTTAAAACAATTGTATTAACTGGTCCAAATTTTTCACCAAAATTAACATTAACATCTTTTAAATATTCTTCATCAATTGTGTCGTTAGTATCATTTATATATCTTATTTCTAACTCATCATCAATTTCATTAATACAAATTGTACTTGCTGTAACTTCTGCAAGTTGATCTAACACATCCCTGAATGTATAGTCTAAACTTCTTCCTTCACTATCAAGATATAACTCGTTAGGTATCTCTTTATCATAATTTGCAAATGTATCACTTGCATTTTTAAAAGTTAAACCTAAATGTGTACAAATTGCACTAATGTAACTTCTTATAGTTATTGGATAAGTTATATTCATTGCTTCATAATCTTTCATAGAATATAACATTTTGTCATAACAAACTATTTTCCAACTATTTGTATCTTCTTGTTTTTCGCTTGAATAAACAATGTAATTGCCAAAATTAATATATTCGTATTCTGAACCAACTTTCACGCCAAATTCGTACGTTAAAATCGTTTCTAGAGGTATTTCTACATTACTATCAATATCAAGTTGCCTCATTACTGATTTTAAAATTCCACCTTGATAATGTGGTGTGATAGAGTTAAGTTGTTCTCCACCTAACTCTACCTCTTGCCCATTTAATGTATATGTAATTTTGCTATCTAGTTGTCTACCAAATTTTTTGACATTTTCTTTATAAGAACTTGTATGTGTCTTCACACTACACCCTCTTTCTTATTGCAATGAAAGAACAACTAAAGCCTTCATTTTTTTTATTACCATTAATTATTGTTTTATTTACAATTTCATAATCTCCAGTATAAGTTTCCATTGTGACACTTGCTTTCTTGTTAGGATCGTAATAAGTAACTGTTTGCCCTGCACTATCAAGTATTGGTACAATTATTTCTAATTCTGATTTAGTTAGTTTTCTAAATTGTAATATTAGTTTTGGAAATATACCAATTAATGTTCCACTTTGAGTACCTGCTAAATTTCTGCCTGAATCTGAGCTCCACAATTTATTAAAACCATATTTTGCTTCAACAATATATTGTCCCATATTTACACCATTTATTATTATGCTGTTTCTATCTATAAACAATTATACCACTCCTAACTATTTGTAGCAAAACTCTGTTCTGCTTCAATCTTTCTTATTTCTCTTGCAACTTGTCTATTATAAGCATATACAGGTATTGTTGCATTAATAGTAGTATGTCTAGCAAATGCAAGTCCTAATCTATCAAGTGTTGCATCATCAAGAGGAATTACTGCTTCTGGTCCTCTCTCACCTGCTATATAAGAGCCCATCATTACACCTGGACCTGGATTATTAACAATACCACCTTTTGCAAGTCTTGGAAGATTAAATGTGCTTAATTTACCTAAATTAATGCCTGGAACTTTATTTATAACACCTATTAATTTATTAATTTGTTTAATTGGAAAATTTAATATAGTTTCAATAGCACCTAAAACGCCATTTATAACAGTTTTAAATGCTCCTCCAACAACTTCACCAACTTTTCCACCTAAATCACGGAAAAATCCATAAATTTGTTGTATAATAGCCCATGCTCCGCTTAAAAAACCTCTTAATGGTGCTAACATTATACTTAGTAAACCTCCAAATATATCTTTAATTCCACCAAAGAAATCTCCTTTAAATATTTTCATTACACCTTCAATGACACGTTTTATTCCACCATAAAAACCTTCAAAAGCACCTTTAGCAGTTTCAACAAACCATTTTATAGGAATATACAATAAGTTTCCAACTGGACCAAATAATTTTTTTAATGCACCTAATACATTTTTGTCTAACCAACTAATTAGTTGATTAAATAAACTCATTATTTTATCAAAATTTTGAACTATTAATAATACAACTAATGCTATTGCTGCTCCTATTGCTACAGGCCATGCTCCTATTGCTATTGCAACTCCTAAAACTGCAACTGCGATTCCTTCTAGTATTCCTATAAAATTATCAAATGTAGGATCATTTAGATAATCTATTAATTTTTCAATTGCATAAATTATTCCAGCAATTGCAATTCCAATTCCTAATGCTTTAATGCCTTCGAATCCAAGTTTTATTGCTGTAATAGCTCCAACGATTCCTGCTAACACAGCTAATATTTCATCTTTATATTTAAGGATATTATCAAGCCAAGGTATTTTCATATCTTCTATTTTTGTTAAATCAAAACTTGGAGTAACTGCTCCACTTGCATCACCACCACTAGATGATGAAGTGTCTTGTAAGACATTCATTTCATCAAAACTGGCAGTTGTTTTACTCAATTCTTTATTTAATGCTTTAGCACTTCCAGTGGCATTTTTTAAACTTTTATTAGCATTAGCAAATATATTTTTTCCAGTAAGTGCTTTTACAATATACCCTACATAAAACATTAATTGTTTTGCCAAATCAACTATTCCTCTAACAATAGGTTCTAATGTATAAGCAATTGCACTTTTCATATAGTCAATATCTGCTTTCAATTGTTCATCATCGTTAGCAATAGTATTTATTGCATTTCTAACAAACATAAATGCACTACGAATACCAAATACTGCAAGTGCCATTTTCCCTATTCTTCTTGTTACTTTTTCAACTGAATTTCCTACATTATCAACTGAACCTTTTATTGTTTCAAAACCACTAACTTTTTTTAATTCAGCACTCATTTTCTCAATATTATTATTAACTAAGCCTTGATTATATGCATTTTCTTGTATTTTTTTGTTTATATCTACTGTTTTACTATCTGCTTGTTCTAAATATTGATTGTATTTTTGTGTTAAACTATTAATTTTTGCTTGTGCAGTAGCATCTATTTTTTCTCTTGTTGTAATATCTTTAGCAGTAGTAGTTCCTAAACCTATTTTTTGTGCCTCAGCCTTTGCTTTTATTTCTTCAATTTTTCTATCAAATTCTTTACCTTTTAATTCGATTTCGGCTTCTATTTTAATCTTTTGTTTAGCCAATTTTTCTGCTTCTTTTTCAAATTTTTCTAATTTTAATTTTTCACTTTTTAAATCTCTTTCTAATTGTTTACTATCTAACTTTGCACCAATAGTAACCCATCCATCCATAAAATCATCTCCTTTCTACAAGCCAAGTATTTCATTTAATTTATTCATACTTTCCTCTTGTTCTTTTGTTAAATGATTTTCTTTTTTGTATTTCTTTAAAGCAACCATTTCTTTAGCTTTTGCTAATTTTTGCCTTTCTTTACTATCTTTAATTGTACTTACATCAAAGTTTCGTAAATTTCTAACACGATTTAATACACAACAATTTCCCATTTCACTATTAGATAAACCGTTCATTAAATTATAAAATTTATGCCAATCCATTTCAGTTTCAGTCAAATCAATTCTATAATCACTCATAAAACTTGCTTCTATATAGTCCATATCTTCAGTATAATCCATATCAGGTTGTTCGTGTATATCACTAATTTCTTGCCCACAAGATAGGTAATTTAAAGTCCATTTGAGCAACTTTTCATAGTGATTAGGATTATCTAAAGCACTTTCACCAAACATTGTACAAATAATGCCTAAAACACGCTCATAATCGCCTATTTTATCATCTTGTGCAATTTCATTACATCTTATAGCATTTCTAAAATCAACGTTTGCTTCATAGATAGTATCTTCAATTTGTATTTTTTTAATACAAGCCATTATTCAATCACTTCTATTTGTTCTTCAGTTTTATTTATTGCTTGGCTATATTTTTCTTTTACTTTTTTAGTTATGCTTTCCATATTCATATCTAAATGTGGTGCAATTTGTTTTTCAATTATTTCATCAATTTCTTGTAAAGTAGTCCATGTGAATTTTCTACCATTTAATAATTTTTCAACACCTCTTGCACCAAGAAACATATTGTATACTTCTATTTCTTTTATAAAAAATTCATTTAACGCTTTGATTTTATCTTCTTCGTTTTTGCTTAATAATTTTTTTCCTTTAACGTCTTCTCTTCTATCAATAATCAACATTTGATTTTTAAGACGTTCTTTATTTTTTTTATCTTTTTCGATTAGTTCTTGATACCTTAAAGGCAACTCTATGTCGTCGAGTTGAAAC